TTAAAGCAATAGGAGGGGCCATACATCCTTCCACGAAGTAATTTGCCCTTCCCTGTAGGGTCAGGTCAAATGCGTTTGAAATCATCGAAACGGGTTACTTAGACCACCCACTATTGATTTTACGTTGAAATCATCGAATCGGTTTACTTAGACCGACCCAGGTGCATATCACGTCCGCGTGACCTGGAGCAGTTCCCAGGGGTACCCAGGCCGACCCCCAGGGCCACCCCTGGAGCAGTACCCAGGAGACCGACCAGGAGCCACCACCAGGAGACCGACCAGGACCAGGAGACCCACCAGGACGAACCCAGAACCTGGACGCCTAGTGAAGGCCCCCAGGCCTGAACGTGGAGCCTAATTAATTAGTTTGTATTTGTTACCCCCACGAAATAAGCCACCACTAAGAACCAGATACTTAGAAAAAACCCAGGGCCTGAAATAAGGCTATTTTTAGCCCCTCTCCTGGACCTTTATTCGTTGCCTGGTGTACTTATATCGGAGGCAATAAGAAACGCCCGCAAATAAGCTAATAAACCCCCAGGGACTAGACACAAAAAAACCCCCACGTTTCCGCAGGGGTTCGGGTACCTCCAGGAGGCCCAGGGATTAGATTTCCCAGGAGTTCACGTCCTCCAGGGTATAGGCCCCGCAACTGGTACAATAGTGGCCCCAGGCGTCCTCCTGCATACTGAGACCCCCACACTTATTGCAGGACTTGGGCGCGTCCTCCTGGGTCGGTGCGTCCGTTGACCAGTTCGCAGGAGTAAACCCGCCCCAGTATTGGCCCCCGTACACGGGAGTATATTTCGCGCGCTTATGCTCGTGCGGGTACGAGTTCAGGCCCAGGGCCTGGATAGCCTCCAGATTAAAACGAAGAGTTCCCTCCAGTTCTCGCACGTCAATATATTCGTGACTAGTGTGCGGGTCGTAATAACTGCACGCAATATTTAACGCGCTTATGTTAAGGCCTCGGGTCGCTAACTTGTAAACGTCCGTCAACCCCCCGTTATCGCACCAGGCGCGCCCGTACTTAGGCACCAGGTGTTGAATAACGCCCTGGAACTCCAGGGAGGCAACCTCCAGGGAGCAAATCGTTCGCGCTAAGTCCACCGAACCCCTGCGGTCATTTTGGAGCAAATATCCAACGTCATGGAACCAGTCCAGGGAGCAGGACCCAGAACCTTCGCAGCCCGTCTCCTCGTCAACGAAAAAAACCGCCTTCGCCTGGTTAAGGTGCGCTAAGACCTGGACCGCAATATATATACCGCATTTATCGTCTCCACCGATACCCGTAAAGTCCATTTTTAAGGGGTTAATTGCGAACGCTTTACCGCCCGCCTCCAGTACCTGGTACTGGTCCTCTGGTAATATATCATGGACGCTATCCAGGTGCGCAACTGCGCAGGGGTACGCTTGTCCTTCCTGGAGGTGCCCCTTCGTTGCGAAAACGTTGCCGAACTGGTCGACCTCAACCGAGGCCCCCGCGCGTTCGCATAAATCAATAACTAATAATTGCATATCGGTTTGATTATATGAGACCGACTGCGTGTTAAGTATTTTAAATAGTGTTGAGTTCATAGTGTTGTAATTTAAGTTTAGTAATTATCCCCAGATTTGGTCCGCGTCCCCTCCAGTATTTCGTAATTCGTACGCCTGGGACCCATCAAATTCGACCAGGTCGCGCTTATTAGTAATAAAACCGCCTTCGTCATCGCTCCAAGAGTAATAACAAAACGTGTCCATATATGGTACCTCTTCGTCATATATTGCGCCCAGTAGGTCACCCACCTCAATTTTGAACGTTGCGGTCTCCAGTTCTCCGTTCGGTTTGGTCCAGTCGAAACGCTCCCCGTAACTCTGGAACGTCTTGTGGATTACCCCCTGCGCCTGGGCCTCTTTTTTGACCCTCTGTATTAAGTGGTCACTAGAATATATGCGGTCCAGGACCTTAGTACCTCGAATTGTGGTCCACTCCAGGGCGCGCCCGAGCAGTTCTCCGTTTTCGTCCTCCCAGTACCACGCGCGAACGTTTCCGCTTGACTGGATAGCCTCGTAAAAATTGCCTTTATTTCGCATACAACTATCCTTAAGAGACCCCGAACGCTCGGAAACGTCATCCCTATTATACAACCAGGCTAAGTCCTCGGTGTACTGGATATTTAAAGGAGCGTTGACGGCCTTTATTTCGTTTACCACTTTTTCCAGTTCCTGGTCCGTTGCCTGGATACCTACGCAGTCAAGAATATAACGAACCGCGCGCCCTATTTTCATTTCCTGGTAATTACCCAGGTAATCAACCCCCGAAACCTTATCCACTAGGGCGGGTTTGTTTCCTGGTAAAAACTTGGCGGTTTCTTGGTTATCAAAAATAAACTCCGCGGGCGTTGTTGGAGTTGCTAATTCGAACCCAGTTTTGTATCCCCAGGCCGAAACATGGTCCGCGCTATTGAACTGGAGACTTAAACTGCGCTCTATTGCATTGGCTAATATTTCGCGACTTTGCCCCTTAACCAGGGCGCGAAGGTTTCCAGTTCTGGACCAACCCACCAGGCGAACCCCGTTCGCTGGATAGGTATCCGTCCTCATTACCAGACCGCCCGAGTTTTTACGAGTGTTAACCCACTGGGCAACGTTGGTACCTTTGCCGTTGGTGTATTTAACCAGTTGAAGGTCCGAAATTCGGACCCTGCACTGGTCGTTTCCATACCCCCAGGATAAAGTTACGAGGTCGTTTCCCTGGTCCTGGAGGGCTTGAATTAAAGTCTCTTGATAGTCGAAAAAGTTTACTTTTTTGCTCATGTTGGTAAAATTTAAATTAAAGGTTTTTAGTTAGTTCGGTTGCGTACTTAACCGCGACCAGTTGAAGGATAGTAACTGGAACGCCTAGGGCGAACCTTAGAACGTTTTTAATTGCGCCCGAGGTGTTCGGGTTCTGGAGTAGGCCCGTATTTTCTAGGGCTTGATAAATTACTGCGCCACTTAAAAAAGTGAAGGCAACAACAAAAAACAGGGTAAAAATTGAACGTTTCATAATGTAATTAATTGATTTTAAGTTAGTTAACGTTTTAATTTTGGGGCGGTACCTCCGCCCTTCGAAACGAATATAGCACCTTTAAACGACTTATATATATAGTACAGATTGAAGGATTCGCAACGAAATTGCAGATTTATTGAAAATAATGTAATATATTCGCGATATGAACGGAGGCGTTGAAATATTCGCAATAAAAAAGGGGTATCCATTGAGGATATCGCAAAAGTGCGTTCCTAATATGAACGCAACGCACACGCACACACACGCGCGCACCTGGGCGCCCGTTCGTATCTCGCGCGCACCTGGGCGCACCTGGGCGCGTACGCATACGCCCGCACGCCTGCACCTAGGCGCGCACCCGCACCCGCCCGCGTACGCATACACGCACACCCGCACGCCTGCGCACCCGCGCACACGCACACACACGCGCACACACGCCCGCGCACACGCGCCCGCCCGCGTGAATAAGCAAACGAAATCAGAAATGCAAATTATTTCCGATAGTTTCCGATATTTTTTATCAACAGGTCAAAATCGACCAAAATTTGGTCAAAATTCGATTTTTTGGGGGGTACTATGTTAAAGAGGGGGCACTATGTTAAAGAGGGTACTATGTTAAAGAGGAAAATGAAAAAAGCTGGCTACTATCTTCACCAGCTTTTTACCAACAAGAGTGCCGTTATGTTTGACATTGTAAATATACAACAAAAACAGTAACTGTGCAACCCCTACTATGTTAAAGAGGCTACTATATTAAAGAGCCTGTTGAAACAAAGTCTCTGTGGTTTACTTCTCCTTGCTTTACAAACGTATCAAGCGCAAGCATACGGAACATCAAGGGCATTCTATTTAAATACACACCTGCGTCATCGTGAGTCTCTACTGGTAAGTACAGTCTTCTTGCTGTCTTAGTTTCGTATTCAAGCACTTTAAAAAAGTCCATCACATCCTCGTGACTTACTCCAAGTACATCTGCTAATTCTCTGCTAGTTCTAGCTGCTAATAATTTTTCCATTGTTATCTGATTACATACCTGCCTAAACTTTTGCCTTGTACCAAGTATTGCAGGGCATACCTAGTGGCATCTAAAAAGTGATTAAAGCTATCTATTGGCTTTGCATTACGCTCCTGCCATATATAGTTGTTTAGCTCTCTAATGATTCCATGAGAGCCTTTGTCTACTATTATGTCGTAGTCTTGCATAAGTGCAATACCAGACAATATAGAACCAGACCGCTTAATAGTTGGTCTAATGTTCAAGTCCATAGACTTAAGCTCCGATATCAAACGAGGCTCCGAGTTATCACAGACTATCAAATCTATACCACAGAACTGCTTATTCTTTCTAGCTATCTCTGAAGTAGTTAAGTTCTTCTGTCCGTAACATTCTCTGACCCACATCGTCTTACTATCATTATCTACGCTGATTTGCACCAGCGTTGTTAAGTCGGTAGAGAAACCAAAATCCTGTCCAAAACAGGTAAGCTCTGTCTGCTGATAGTCTCCTACCTTCCATCGCTTATAAATAGTTCCTTCTGCCTTACTTAGCCAACCACCAAGAATAGCGTGTAAGTATTTATCTGGACGCTTCTGTTTCATCTCTAGCACCTGCTCCAAGAAAGACTCTGATAAGTTTTCCTTGTTATCCATGTAGGTAGTATGTATATAAGTAGCGTTACCTTCCTTACCGTTCCATCCTTCAGGTACTCCTACGTTCTGAAACCACCTCTGATAAATCCAATGCTCCTTAGTGGTTGGGTTTAGAATAAGGATACATCTGTTCTGCTTATCCTGAACCCTGACGGACAGGTCAATCTTATTAAACGTATCTTCGTCAATAAGCTCTTCTGCCTCATCGAGTACAAAGGTA